ATCAATATCCAGCAGATACGTGACGATATCTGCAAACGTAAAGCAATGCCGCCATTTGGCCCCGATACCAGTATTAATCGTCTTAAAACTATCAATGAGACCCAGCGCAGTTTCACTCTTGAAGTCGTGGAATTGTTGCTGGATGAAATAGACGTCCTGTCAAAATCAGAATGGACACTGGCGGATGAACTGGTCAAGGCCCAAAAACGCATAGCTGAACAGGAACGCACTAACACCGCTCAGGATGATCACATCAATCAGCAGGCAGACCGTATCGAATGTCTGGAAAAGCAAAACAACGATCTGGGCAAAGCTATTGGAGCCGCACCGCCATCGCTTTCACTGTCACCAGCAACATCTGATGTTCTGGCCGAGCGCCAGCGGCAAACATCGGTTAAGGGATACACCAAACAGCAGGACGACACATATATTGAAGGTGAGCTGGCCGCAGCGGCTATCAGTTACATAGAGCCTTTGGCGGCTGAAGAATACTGGCCTGCTGACTGGCATGATGACAGTTTCAAACCATCAGACTATCGTCGAAATTTAGTGAAAGCATGTGCGCTTTTGATTGCAGAAATTGAGCGCATTGACCGCCAGACGGAGGGAAGTAACGATGAGCCGCGCATCCCTGATTAAGTTAATCCATGTTGCCCGTCGCAATCTACAGCTGGACGATGACACCTACCGTTCAGTGCTTTATCGCGTAACGGGAAAGCAAAGTTGTCGTGATCTGAAGGTCGGCCAACTGGAGGATGTACTGAAGGTACTGGAGGATAAGGGATTCAGGCGTACTCGCCCCCGTTCTCCGGCTCGCCGTCATCGTGAAACAGATATCACCGCAAAGGTTCGCAGCATCTGGCGGCAGATGCATCTTGATGGGTTTATCCGTGATGGCAGCGATACCGCACTGGATACGTTCGTCTCGAAGATGACTGTCAGAACCAACAAAGGTAAAGGTATCGCCAGCCTGGCATGGTGCCGTGGCGATAATCTTCTGATGGTGCTGGAAAGCCTCAAGCAATGGCATCTGAGAGAAATGACAGAGGCGCTGAGTCCGCGAGACCTGGCATTTCAGGATAATCGGGGTTATGACGCCATCAACAGCCTGTATTCCAGTAAAGTAAGAAAGGTGCGCACATGAGCGAAAAGCAGAATGATCTGTTTGGTGATATCCAGGATGACAGCATTCTGGAGCACCTGGACGATGACAGTTCGGCGGAAACAGTGCGTTTCCCTGCACTGCTGACAGAACTGAATACGCTGCTGCGTGGCGAACTGACAAAGCATGGCGTTGACCCACGTATCTCTCTGGAGCTGGTTTACGCGATTAGCTGTCAGATTGGCGGTATGCAGATTTATTTCCCACGCGGCCAGACTCTTGAGTCATTGATTCGTGATATGAAAATCTGGCGTGATTTCAATGGCAGAAACATCACAGAGTTGGTTGAGCGTTACCGTGTTACCTATAAAACGGTGTATAAAGCCATCAGACGCATGCGTAAACTAGAGCACCGCAAGCATCAACTGGATTTATTTGGCAGGGAGTAACATATGAAATTTACTGATGCATTAATACTGGCCGTTATTTTAGTTGGGGGGTATCACTATTTTTTCGATAAAGATGAACTAACAGGTAATGAAAAGCTTATTTCTCAATTTGATAAAATGGGTGTCCTGAAAAAAACAGAATGGAAAAAAGGAGCCATAGTTGATGGTGTTCAGGTTTATACAGCAACAACTGAAGATTCCACTGTAAGTACCGTTTGGGCATTAGGTACAGATGCAGTTACAGCAATGGTGTTTTCAAGTGGTAAAGATATTGACGGTGAATCACTGGCTGCTGTTAATCAATGTGTAAAACTCGTAGAGGGGGTGACGGGAAAGAAAGACTCAGAAAACTCAATCAATCAAGTTGCTGAGATTTTTACAAAAGCGACGGCAAATAGAAGAGAAGACGACTCTTATTCAGCATCAGGTTTTACATCTGGAATGGAATTACGAGCCACTATTCGAAAAGTTATGGAGTCAGTTACTTACTCCTGCGATTTACGAAAAGCATAGTGAGTGAATTCGCTAGTTATATCCATTGAATGAAGCCGGTTAATCCGGCTTTTTTTTCGTCCGGCACATGATGGAAGGGAAAACTAACCCACTTCCAAAGGTGCCGTTTTATGAACAACACCCCCGATTCTCCCGCATTTCGCAATGCTCTTGCTTTCGTGCTCAGCGCAGAACGCGGATATGTCAATGACCCCACTGACCGTGGCGGTGAAACCAACTTCGGTATATCAGATAAACGCGACGGTGTTGCCGATGGCATGACCGACGTTAATGGCGATGGCAAGCCTGATACGCGTATTCGTGATTTAACGGTTGAACAGGCCGGACAGATTTACTTCCGTGACTACTGGTATCCCGCGTATTGCCAGTTTTGGCCGGATGATATAGCCCTGTTTGCCTTTGACTCTGCCGTCCAGCATGGCGTCAAAAAGGCTGTCCAGTTGCTTCAGGAAGCTGCGGGTTTCACCGGCAAAAGTGTTGATGGTATCGCCGGTAAAAACACCCGCGCAGCCGTTGAAGGTGCTGACCCTGACTGGCTGCTGAACCGTTTATTTCTGCGTCGTTCCCGCTATTACGCCGACATCATCAAATCAAATCCTTCACAGGGCAAGTTCCTCAACGGCTGGTTTAACCGACTGGACAACCTCGCTGACGCCTGTCGTGAGATTTCCGGTGTCCGCTATTCGGTAGCCCGGAGCTGATATGGGCAAGGGATGGGACGCTTCGCTGAAACAGGGACGACGTGACCGGCTGCGGCAGGAAGTTCTTCACCGAATGGCAGGTGGCCCCGTCCCCGTTCCGACAAGTTATGCAGGTCATGACGGTACACACGCCAGTTACTACATGCGCGGCTGGTCATCCGTCGATATCAGAGACATCGTCTGGCAATGCCAGCGATACAAGGAAAAACACAATGTTTAAATCGTTTAGCTGTGACTGGTTAAAGCTGGCACTGGTACAGGTTTTGCGCTCCGGATGGAGCATTGTCATTCTCGTCGGCCTGTCGCTGTTCATCTGTAGTTTCTCAGGCCGCCAGGCATTTATGGTCTGGTGGCTGGCGTTGTCCGGTGTGGTCCTGGTCGGGTTCAGCATCTTTCTTGGCAATCTGCCTTACAGGCTTCTTAAACCTGAAATGCATATCAGCCGGCATGCATGTTTCTGGTCGTGGGTTGTCTGGGGAGTTGGGTTCGTTCTTATCTGCCTGAGTCCACTTTATGCCAGCCCGCTGTACCTGCTTGTCCTTGAACCACTCGGCGCAGCCACAGGATTTCTGTTCTGTCAGTGGGTTGCACGTAAGGGGCTGCTTGTATGGATCCAGTAACCCTCACCACCATTGCCTCCGTTCTGATGAAGGCCGGACCGTCATTACTGCGTACCGTGGGAGGCTGGTTCGGTGGCGACACCGCCAGAACGGCAGATTCTGTGGCGGGGATCGTTGAGAACGTCAACAGCGTCATCAACCCGCAGGACCAGCAGCGGGTGCTTGAGCAGAAACTGGCGGCGCTGCCGCCAGAACAGTTCGTCCAGCTCCAGTCCCTAAAAGTCCAGATTGAGCAATTCCAGCTTGAGCGGGACAAAGCCGTACTGGCTGACCGTCAGGCTGCCCACCATGAACAGCAGGAAACCATCCGTAACGGGGACAACGCCACGGATGAATATGTCCGTCAGACCAGGCCGCTGATGGCGAGGCTGTCGCTCTACAGCAGCATTGCGTATGTGATGCTGATGTCAGTGGGTCAGCAGGCTGGCGCGGTATCCGGTGCTTTTGGTCATGCCTTCTCCATGCCATCACCGGACTGGGATATCGCACTCATGCTGGCGACACCGGCGCTCGGGTATCTCGGTTTTCGCACCCTTGACGGGTTCGCCCGGTACAGCAAATCCAGCAAACACAAAACGATGGCGGCGGGTAAATGACGGATGAACTGGACAAGGCCAGCGGCCTTGAGATGGCAGACCGTGAACGGGCATTAAATGCCCTGTTAAACAGGGTTAAAGAATCTCCTGATACTCCAGGTCACTGCAACGACTGTGGTGACGAAATTGACCCTAAACGACTGGCGGCCATGCCGGATGCCGTGACCTGCATTGACTGCCAGACACTCAGGGAGACGGCATAAATGGAATGGGAAACCGTAAGAAGTAACTGGGCTGTCATCTGGGCCGGACTGATGTCCGGTATCAATATTATCCACCTGCTGCTGGTGAAAACCTATGCCCGCCGGGAAGAGATGGAGAAAGTTAACAGCCGGATGAGTGCACTTGAAAAGGCCATCGACGGAATGCCGTCGCGACAGGAACTCCACCAGCTGCAACTGGATATGAGCAACCTGCGCGGCGAAATACGGGAGTTCTCCGGAATGCTCCGGCAGGCCACACGTATCAGCGATCTGTTGCTGGAAAACGAACTGAAGGAAAAAAATTAAGAGGCTATGAGCATGCAAGAAATCCTCAACAGCGACCAGCGACTGGTCATTCTGCGCTCACTGGTGGAGTGCGGAGACAGTGCAAACGAATCCATTCTACAGACCTGCCTTCAGACTTACGGCCATCGGGTTTCCCGTGACACCGTCCGCACCCTCCTTGCGTGGCTACGTGAACAGGGACTCGTCACCCTGTCAGATGTCTCCGGGTGTTACGTCGCCGGCATCACAGGACGCGGTGAAGATGTGGCCTTCGGGCTGGCGACGGTCCCCGGCGTCAAAAAACCACGTGCGCGGGAGTGACGATGGAACGGGCCAGAATACTTCAAATGTTAATGACCTGCCGCCAGCAGGCGGAACAGCTGCGCCGCCTGTCAGGTCTGGCAGAACGTCGGGAGTCTGGGGAAATCTGCATGTCAGCAAATGCGCTTTTTCAGGCCGCTGTGATCATTGAATCCCTTATCAGTGCAAATGAAAAAGCACTGGAAGGTATTGCCCGGCTGGATCGCTCTGAAACCCAGCTTATCGGAGAGCGCGATCAGGTCATCGCCGCACTGGACAGCATGTATGAGGCTGTAACCGGTGCGCCCCCGGAGTGGAGCAGCGCATTTGGTTTTACGGATGCGATTAACGATGTGACAGAGCGTATTTTTGAACTGGAGAACATCAGCCATGACTAAAGCCCTTAAGCCACTGAGCAACAGCCAGCGCGACATTATCCGGAAAATGGCCGCCATTCTCGTCTGTGCGGAAATTGAAGTCAGAGCCATTGCGCCGCAGTTTGAAAAATCGACGGGTAAAAAATACAACTCCGAATCCGCTGATTCGTATCTGAACACATTCCTCAACAGCAACCCGGAATATAAACGCGTCTGGAAGTTGCTGCTGAAAGACAAATCCAGCGTTGAACGTGACTTCCTTGAGCGTATGAGGAGGGAGAATGGCAAGTGAACGCCAGACGCGCGGACGACCTTCAAAGATTGATTTGCTCCCGGATGCGGTCCGGGAGCAACTGCATCAGATGCTGCGCGATAAACGACATACCCAGGAAGAAATCCGCGAAGCTATTAACGAGCTGATCAACGAATATAACCTCCCGGAGGACATGCAAATCAGTCGTACTGGTCTGAACCGCTACGCAAGCCGCATGGAAACGATGGGGTCAAAGATTCGCGCTTCACGCGAGATGGCTGAAATATGGGCCTCAAAACTTGGCTCTGCGCCGACGTCAGATGTCGGGAAGTTACTGCTGGAGTTTGTCAAAACACTGGCCTTTGAAACCTCAATGGACATGGCTGACAGCGGTAAGAGCGTTGAGCCAAAAGCGCTGGGTCAGCTTGCACTTGTCGCCCAGCGACTGGAAGCCGCAGCGATGGCAAGCCACAAACGCGAGAAAGAGATCCAGCAGGAGTTTGCGAAAAAAGCCGCTGCGGCCGCAGAAACCATCACCCGTTCTGCCGGGCTGTCTGCTGAGACAGCGGCTGATATCAAACGCCAGATTCTGGGGATTGCAGAATGACGACGATGACGCCGGACAGAACACTCACCAGTCAGTCCGCTGCGGCTATCCTGTCGGGTGAGTTCGACAAAAGCCAGCTACTGCTTCCCTACCAGAAGCGGTGGATTGCTGATTCCTCTCAACTGAAGATTGCCGAGAAGTCGCGTCGTACCGGTCTGACCTGGGCGGAAGCGGCTGACGCGGCCCTGAATGGCTCAATGTCGGTGGAGGCCGGCGGGTGCGACACGTTCTACGTCGGTACGACGAAAGACATGGCCCGTGAGTTTATTGATGCCTGTGCCATGTGGGCGAAAGCCTATGACCGCGCCGCGTCTGGCATTGGTGAAGAAGTGCTGAAGGATGAAGACAAAGACATCCTGGTCTATGTCATCCAGTTCGCCAGTGGCTACAAAATCAAAGCACTGTCGTCTAACCCGTCGAACCTGCGTGGTATGCAGGGTAACGTCATCATTGATGAGGCCGCATTCCAGGCTGACCTTGCAGCGGTACTCAAGGCGGCGCTGGCGCTGACAATGTGGGGGAATAATGTTCGCCTTATTTCCACCCACAACGGTATTGATAACCTGTTTAACACCATCATCACCGACAGCCGGGCCGGGAAAAAACGCTACTCTGTCCATCACGTCGATATTGAAACGGCCATTGCTGAGGGGCTGTATCAGCGCATCTGTCAGGTCACAAAAAAAGTCTGGTCTGTGGAGGGCGAAGCGGAATGGCTGGCTAACCTGCTGAGCGACACGGCCACAGAGGAAGATGCCCGCGAGGAGTATTACTGCGAGCCGAAGAACGGCGGTGGCGTCTATATCGCACGTTCCCTGCGCGAACGCGCGGCCAGAGGTCCGACCGTTGTCCTGCGCTTCACCGGTACGGCTGATTTTAACGCGATGCCGGACGGGCTGCGCCGTGTGGACATGCAGGAATGGCTGGAGACGGTCGTACTTCCCGAACTGGAGAAACTGCCGCAGAACCTGCGCCACTGTCTGGGGGAGGACTTTGCGCGTAACGGTGACCTGACCGTGTTTGCGCCGGTGACAGTCAACGATGACACGACGCGCAACGTCCCGTTCCTGGTGGAACTCAGCAATGTGCCATTTAAACAGCAGGAACAGGCGCTGTTTTATATCTGTGATCGTCTTCCCCGCCGCGACGGCATCAAGCTCGATGCACGGGGTAACGGTCAGTATCTGGCAGAACAGGCGGCGGAAAAATACGGTGATGAAGTTGAGCAGGTGCAGCTTTCCGTCAAATACTACCGGGAAAACATGCCCCGGTTCCGTGCGGCATTCGAAGACAATGAACTGGTACTGCCAAAGCATGAAGATGTGATCACCGATCTCGGCGCTATTCAGCTTTATCGCGGCGTACCTGGCATTGATGATGCACGCACTACCGGCACCGATGGCCGCAAGCGTCACGGTGACTCCGCTATCGCTATTTTTCTCGGTTTCCTCGCCAGTCGCGAGGACTGCCGGCGTTATGAAGTCCACAAGTTAAAGAAACCTTCCCGCCCCGATGAGCGTAATGAACACCGTCAGGTCCGCATCACACGGGGTCTTAAAAATCAGCGGGGATTACTCTGATGTTTAAACAACTAACCGGAGCCGTTCGTCGGCTGTTCAGTCCTGCCACGGGGGAAGTTGTCACCGTGAACAAGGACGAGCTGAAGCAGACGCAATCCGCAGCGGCGGTAATGAGTGTACGTTCCCCCTCGGTAGGCATCAGCGTTGCCAGTACGCTGAGTCCCGGCAGGCTTGCGGGAATCTTACGTAATGCAGCCGATGGTCATGCGCGTGATTTCTTCATCATGGCGGAAGAACTGGAGGAGCGTGACCTCCACTACGCCAGCGTTTTACGTACGCGCAAGCTGACGGTTTCCGGGATTGAACCTTCGGTGGAAGCCGGGAGCGATTCCCCTCGTGATGTGGAAATCGCAGATGATATCCGTAATCTCATGGCGCAACCGCAGGTTCCTGAACTGCTGTTCGATCTGCTGGACGGGCTTGGTAAAGGGGTTGGCGTCTGCGAAATCCTCTGGAATACCAGCACCACACTCTGGAAACCCCGCGATTATGAATGGGTTGATCCGCGCTTTCTGAAACCTGACCGGGAAACCCTGCGTGATTTCAGACTACTGACGGACAGGAACCCCATTGATGGTGAAGCATTGTCACCGGGGAAATTTATCGTCCATAAACCCCGCCTGAAATCCGGTTTGCCCTTGCGTAACGGTCTGGCGCGACTGGTGGCCGTTATGTATATGCTCAAGTCCTACACCGTCCGGGACTGGTGGGCGTTTGCTGAAAAATTTGGTATCCCGATTGTGGTGGGTAAATACGGCAACAATGCCAGCCCGGAACAAATCCAGACATTGCTGGATGCGATTGCATCACTGGCATCAGATGCCGGCTGCGCAATCCCCGATTCGATGAAACTGGAGATGCAGGAAGCGGCGAGCCGTAACAGCGGTGGCACTCTCTTTAAAGAGATGGCCGAATGGTGTGACGCGCAGATTAGTAAGGCCGTACTGGGGCAGACCATGACCACCGATGACGGCAGTTCACGTGCTCAGGCGGAAGTCCACAATGGTGTGCGTATGGACATCGCCAAATGGGATGCCTGGCAATTATCCAACACGCTGTCTGAATTCCTTGTCCGTCCCTATGTGGATATGAATTACGGGCCACAGGAGCATTACCCCCGCGTCGTTCTGCGCATCAGCAAACCGGAAGACCTTAAGGTACTGGTGGATGCACTGTCGCCACTGATTGACCGGGGGATGGAAGTTCAGATGTCAGAGATCCGAGACAAATTCGGGCTGTCAGAACCGGAGAAAGGCGCAAAAATTCTGACGCCAACGGCGCAAATGGCTAACCCACTACCGGCCATGAACCGTGAGCAGACTGCACTTAACCGCAGCCAGCCTGACGCCCTTGATATGATGGTGGATGACGCCATGAAAGACTGGCAGCGTACCGGCGATGCGTTCACCAGTCCGGTGCTTGAGCTGGCAAATAACTCTGACAGTTTTGAATCCTTTCTTGCTGGTCTGCCGGCGCTTCAGAAAGAACTTGATGCGGATGAGTTTGCGACGCAGCTGGCGATGCTCTGTTTTAAAGCCCGGTCGCTGGGAGATGTAAACGATGGCTAAGCCGGTCAGCGATAAATACAGCATTATTCCCCAGGAAGCACTGGCCTGGCTGAAGGCGAAAAAGCTGAAGCCGGGATTTGATTACCGCGATGTCTGGATGGAAGAACACAGCATCGGCTTTACTGTGGCAAAAATGACGCAGCTTGATTTGCTGGCGGACGTTCGCCAGCTCGTGGAGGACGCGCTGGAGAACGGCCAGACCTTTGAGCAGTTTCGCGAAGTTCTTAAACCTCTGCTCGTCAAACGTGGATGGTGGGGACAGCAACTGATGGATGACCCACTGACCGGTGAAACCCGTACTGTTCAGCTCGGCAGTGACCGCCGGATGCGCGTTATCTACGACACCAATATGCGGACAGCCCGCGCGGCGGGACAATGGCAGCGTATTGAACGGACCCAACGGGCAATGCCTTATCTTGTCTACACCGTCGGCCCCTCACGTGAGCACCGTGCAGAGCATCTTCGCTGGAAGGATGTCTGCCTGCCGGTGGATCATCCGTTCTGGCGAACACACATGGGGCCGAACGGCTGGGGCTGCAAATGCGGTACGCGGCAAATCAGCCGGTATGAGTATGAGCAGATGAAGGCCAACGGCACTATCAACACGGAAGCCCCTGAAGTCCGCACGGTCAGGTGGGTTAACAAACGCACTGGCGAAGAAGAGACCATTCCGGAGGGGATTGATCCCGGCTGGGCGTACAACCCCGGAATCTCCCGCAGTCGCGAGCTGGATGAACAGCTACGCAGAAAACAGGAAGCGTTTGACAGTCATTCGCCATAAAGATAAAAACCATCCCACAACGCGCGTGGCGGCATTAACGATTATAACGTCATGATGACACGTCAAAAAATCGTTAAACGCGCCACAGCGTTTTTAAACGTGTTTTAAACGCGGTTTCATGCCGCGTTTACAGTGAAGCCGGTTAATCCACCTGAGTCCCCGTTTCCCCCCACACTGTCCGGAAGTAAACAACGTGACCGGACAACACCATGAACCCGAACAATACGGAATTGCTGGCGCTCTGCTTTCAGCTTCCTGACCTTACCGATGATGCATTGCCGGAATGGCTGCCGATGATACCGGCGGGAACCTTTACAGGGCGTGATGGGCGTTCGTGGGTGAACAACAATCCTGAAGCCATCATTCGTGCCTCGATGGCTTATCCAAAGCTCCCCTTTGATATCGAGCACTCCACCGAACTGAAAGGCCCGAAAGGCGATGAAGCCCCGGCTTATGGCTGGATTGACGGCTATCGCGTCAGTGATGGCGTGGTGGAGGCGCACGTTGAATGGACTGATGACGGCGTGGCGCAGCTGCGCGGCAAGAAGTACCGCTATTACAGTCCGGCCTTTCGGTTCACAGCGGATGGTCAGGTTACCCGCCTGTCCAGCGCCGCGCTGACCAACAAACCCAACCTTGATTTACCCGCACTCAACTCCGAGGAAAACACGATGACCGTACCTGTCCAGATTGTGACAGTGCTTGGCCTCGCGGCCACTGCCACAGCAGACGACGCAGTAAAAGCCATTCAGCAGATTAAGACCGCCGAGCAGGTGGCGCTTAACCGTGCTGAGAATCCCGACCTGACGAAGTTCATTCCGGTTGAGACTCACCAGTTAGCACTTAACCGTGCGGAAAGCGCTGAAAGCAAACTCAATGATATTGCCATCAAAGAATCAGAAGCACTGGTGGACAGCGCCATCGAGGCGGGGAAAGTCGCACCGGCCAACCGCGAAATGTATCTCGCCCCCTGCCGCTCTGAAGAAGGCCGCAAGCAGTTTGCTGAATTCGTGAAAGCGGCACCGGTCATTGTCAGCAAGACCACGACGACCAAAAAAGAAAGCACCGAAGGTCATGCCTCGCTTTCTGACGAAGACCTCGCGATGTGCCGCCATATGGGCATCAGCGAAGAAGAATTCCTTTCCGTTCGTAAGCAGGAGAAATAATTCATGCAGGTATCCGCAGAAGTGTTGCATGCCCTGACCACCGCACTGAGCGCCGCCTTTACCAAAGGTGTTGGTCGGGTCAATCCGCAGTATCGATCCATCGCCACGGTTATCCCCAGTTCCGGCGCGTCTAACACTTATGGCTGGGTTGAAGACTTCCCGACCATCAAAGAATGGATCGGGGCGCGTCAGCTGAAAGAACTGGCTCAGGCCGGGTATGTCATTACCAACAAGACCTGGGAAAACTCGGTCAAGGTCAAGCGCGAAAAAATCGAGGACGATCAGATTGGTCAGTATTCCGTGATTGCTGAGCAGCTTGGCCGCGATACCACGATTTTCCCGGACAAGCTGTCGTTTGAGTTGCTGTGCAAAGGCTTCGATACGCTGTGCTGGGACGGTCAGTATTTCTTCGATACTGATCACCCTGTTGGTACATCCACCAAATCGAACGTTGTGGGCGACCCGGCGACCGATACGGGTGAGCCGTGGTTCCTGATTGATGCAACGCATGCGCTGCTGCCCATCATTTACCAGGAGCGCCGTCCGTTTAACTTCATCGCCCTTGATGATCTCACCAGTGAGCGTGTGTTCCTTCAGAACGAATTCGCCTACGGGACCGATGGCCGCAGCAACGTTGGCTTTGGTTTCTGGCAGACCTGTGTGGGGTCAAAAGCAGCACTGAACAAAGCGAACTATGAAGCCGCTGTCTCCGCAATGATGGGTATCACGGACTCTAACGGCGAACCTCTGGGCATGAATCCGACATTGCTGGTCGTCGGTAAGAACAACCGTGGTGCGGCCAAGGCGCTGATTGAAGCGGTTACGGCTGATGGTGGTGGTTCAAACATCTATTACAAGGATGTTGACCTGCTGGTCTCACCTTACGTCAAAGCATGACGTCATTACGTAAAATATCACGTAATGCCGGATTAAGGAGGGGTTAACCCTCCTTTAAACCCAACCTGAATGAGGTTTAAAAAGTGAGTGGAAAAGTTAATAAGTCAGCCGCTGGTAAGACCGGAACCACTTCGGAAAAGAAAGACGACAAAGCAACGAAGGATACGCCTGTCCCGGCGAAACCGGCACCGGTGGCACCAGTTATTACTGATGACAGTCAGGCATCACAACCGGCGGTTGCAGCTTCAGATGTCGCATCTGACCCGGAACCTGTACCCGATGACAATGGAATAACGGTTATCCCGGCCACAGTCAGTCTTGTCACCATACCGGGTGAGAACACGGGTGATGACCTGAGAAAACATCTCTGGCAGGAGACGCTGGCACATGACCATTCAGAGGCTGTTCGCATTGCTGAAAATGTCGTGGTGCTGGAGGTCCGCGCCATTCCGGAAAACGGTTTTCGCCGGGCTGGCCGATTCTGGCCGCACGATACGGTGCATGTGTTTGTCAGCGATAACCCGGATGAACAGATTCTGGAAGATGCCGGTGGTAATCCGCTACAGGGGTGCGTGATCAGTACCGACACAGCCCTGCGTCTGAAGGCTGAAAAGATGCTGATTGTGACCGAACTGGCGACCGTTGCCGGGACTGAAGCCGACGTGGAGAGCAAATAATGGGCATCTACGTAACGCGTGAGGACCTGCTGGCAACCGATGGTGACCGCGTCTGGAACATGGCAATCAACAAAGAGACGCAGCAGCTCGACGAAGAAAAGATCCAGCGTGCGATTGATGACACTGATGCAGAAATTAATTCCTTTCTGGCAAAGCGTTATCAGTTGCCGCTGAACCTTCCGAGCCTGCCGAGTCCGTTGCGCCGGGCGGCGGTTTCCATCGCGTTCTACTGGCTGTCTGAACGGGACCATCAGATCACCGATGAAATCCAGAAGCGTTACGACGAAGCCCTCCGCACCCTGCGTGAAATCGCCAACGGCACCCGTGACCTCGGTGTGCCGTCTGACACCCCGGTCCCTGAGACCGACACCGGAAAGCTGATCATCGTCAGTGAAAACCGTCGTCTGTTCACCCGTAACAACCTGAAAGGGGTGCTGTGATGGGAATTACTGTCGAGGTCAGAGGAGACCAGAAGTTTCAGGACATTCGCCGTGCGATTGAGCGACTGGCTGACCAGTCGCTGCAACAGGAGCTACTGGAGAGCATTGGCGCTGTGGTGGAGTCACAGACCCGCCGGCGCATCTCCAGCGAAAAATCCAGTCCTGCCGGCGAGAAATGGCAGGACTGGTCTGACAGCTACGCGAAAACCAGACACAGCAACCAGAGCCTGTTACAGGGCAACGGCGATCTGCTCGACAGTATCCAGTATGTGGTCAGCGGCTCTGTCGTTCGTGTGGGTACGCCGCTTGATTATGGCCGGACGCACAACGAGGGGTTTTCCGGCTCGGTGTCTGTGTCAGCCCATAAGCGACTCATCTCACAGGCATTTGGACGGGCGCTTAAACACGGGGTATGGCAAACCGTGGGGGCGCATAAACGTATGTTGAACATCCCGCAGCGTGAGTTCCTCGGCCTGTCCTCCGGGAACAGTCAGGAACTGCTGCACGTCATCGGGGATTTCTGGAATGAGGTTCTGCAATGAATGAACGTCCGGCGTTCGTCACCCTGGGCAGTACGGTCAGTGCCGCCGAGAATATTGTTAACTGGCTGAAAGCTGAACTGGAGGGTGAAAAGCAACCTGACCGGGTTGAAAAGGTGGAGCGTCACATCGGTCAGTTTAACACCCCGGATCAGGTCAAAAGCTATATGTCCGGGCGCGGCGGCAGTATCCGTATTGCGGCCTTACGGGTCAGGAATATCCAGAACCGTCGCGGCATGACCGGACTTGTGACCTGGGCGGCCTACATCATGATGGCTGATTTCTGGGGATACCCGCGCGATGCCCGCTGTGAGGTTATTGCCGGACGCCTTGCCCGTCGTATCAGTTGTCGTGAAGCGGCTGCGGGCATGAAGGCTGAGCGTATGGCTGAGAACATCGCCGCTGAAAACCTCTGGTCGGGTGGCCTGGACAATCTCGGGATCACCATGTGGGCCGTTACATGGGAACAGGAATTCCGTCTTGATGATGAGATAGACCTGTCCACGCTGCCGGAATTCCTGCGACTGGGGGCAACCATTGTGGTGAACGGACAGCCTGTATGCGATGAGCCGCAAATCATAAACGTAAGAGAAGGACAGACTGATGACAAAGAAAATGATTAAGCCATCACGGGCGGGCCTGCTCGTTCGTAAGGCTGATGGCAGTCACCTTGCCGCTGATGGCGAGACGCTGCCGGTCAATGCGTACTGGCTGCGCCGTGAAAAAGAAGGCGATGTGAATATCACTGAGCCACCGAAGTCCCGCACACCTAAAACCGATAAGGAGGCATGATGTCCATCGGTAATATTCCTGATGATATTCGTGTCCCGCTGGTCTGGATCGATATCGATAACTCTATGGCGATGAGTGCCGCGCCGGCACAGTCCCGAAAAATTCTGGTTGTGGGTCAGCAGCTCGCCAGCGCGACCGCTTTACCGTTGACGCTGAACCGTATTACTGGCGACAGCATGGCTGATGAACTCTATGGCCGTGGCTCCATGCTGGGTGAAATGGCAAAGATGGTCCGTATGGCTAACAGTTACACCGAGATGTATGCGATGGGACTGGAAGATATTGCCCAGGGTGCCGCGGCGAGTGCCACAGTCACGATGCTCGGCACCGCCACTCAGGCTGGTACGCTGGCACTGATGATCAATGGCGTATCTGTCCAGGTCGGGGTCAGCATCGGTGATGAAGCGGCAACCATTGCCGGCAATATCATCGCTGCAATTACCGCAAAGCCTGCCACTCAGGTTACTGCCACAGCAAAAGCTGAAGCTGCTGCAACGGTAGTGCTGACCGTGAAGTGGAAAGGCGTCACGGGAAATGACAGTGATGTGCGCCTGAACTATTACGCCGGAGAAAAAACACCTGCCGGCATCAGTGCAACACTGACCGCATTTTCGGGTGGTACGGGGACGCCGGATATTCAGTCTGTTGTCGCTGCGCTGGGAGATGACTGGTACACGGATATCATCTTCCCGTACCTCGATGCCCAGAGCCTGAACACCATTCGTGACGAACTGCTGGAACGCTGGGGGCCGCTCAAGATGATGGAGGCGCTGTTGTGGTCTGCTTATCGCGGAACACATGCCCAGAGCGGAACATTCGGACATACTCGCAATGACTGGCTGATTTCCTGTATCGGCACCAACATCGCACCTGAACCGTCATGGATGTGGGCCGCCAGCTACGGTGCAACGGCGGCATACCAGCTTGCCATAGATCCGGCCCGTCCTCTCCAGACTCTGATCCTGACAGGTATCAAGCCCCCCGCTCGCGGTATCCGCTGGGATATGCCAGAGCGTAACCTGCTGTTGCATGACGGTATCGCCACGCACTTTGTTGATGCCGGAGATAACGTCTGTATTGAGCGCGAAATCACCATGTACCGCGTAAACCGCTATGGCGATACGGACATTTCATACCTCGATGTGCAGTCGCCAGCAACGCTTGGCCGTATCCGTTATGTCATCAAAAACCGTTTCACCAGTCGCTACCCACGCCACAAGCTGGCAGGTGATGACGTGCTTGATTTGCTCGATGCCGGTCAGCCAGTCATGACGCCAAAAATCTGTCGGGCTGAGTTACTGGATATTGCGCTGACTGAGCTTATCCCGGCAGGTCTGGTGGAGGATTTCGAGGATTATAAAGACACGCTCGATGTCACTATCGACAGCAAAGATCCAAACCGTCTGAACTTTATCTGCCACCCGAACCTGGTGAATCAGTTGCGCGTTCTGGCCGGTCTCATCCAGTACAAACTTTAAGGAGCCAGCATGGCAAATATTCTGGGTATGGCGGCGATTCGTATTAATGGCCGTGAAATCAAAACTGAAGGCAAATCCACCCTGAATCCGGGAGGCTATGCCCGCCAGCAACACATGGGCGGCGGTAAAGTCTGGGGTAATTCCCGCAAGATGGCGGCCCCCTCCATCAAGCTGACCATTGCTGCGGACCGCGACGTTGATGTGATTGAAATCAGTAACTGGGAGGACGTGACCGTCATGTTCTACGGTGACAACGGTCTCAATTACATGATGACCGGCGCGGCCACCGATAACCCGGCAGAACTGGACGAAGACGCGGGGACGGTCTCGGCTAACTTCATCGGCGTCAAGTGCGTGAAGGTGTAAAACATGGCTGAACTGACATTCACTCTGATACACGGTCTGCGTACCGGCAAAGGCACTACCGACGAAATGCTTCACAAGGATGTGACGCTTCGCGAGCTGACATCACGGGATGTTATCGAATCACAACTGGCCTCCGAGCGCGTTGTGATTGGGGATAACGGCAAGGCGGTTGCCTACTGCTCTGAGGTCATGATGGGTCTGGAGATGATGCGCCGGCAGATTAAGAGGATTGGAGAAATCCCCGGCCCGCTGGACATGAATCAAATTTATGCTCTGCATCCGGAAGATTTGAAGTTGCTGACAGAAAAGGGTCAGGCGATGGATGACATGCTGGGGGAGACTGCCGAACGGGGGCGACATGATGCCGATGGCAGCGGCGCTCAATCTACTGCTGATTAACCTCTCTCAGCGTTTCGATGTTAACCGGCTTGAGCAACTGCCCCTGCGGCAGTTGCTTATTCAGGTCAGGCAACTGAGGAAGCAATATGACAAACCGCCTAAGCACTGAAATTCTGATTAACCTTGCCGGGAACCTGACAGCCAAAGCCCGCCAGTACGGCGCTAACATGAGCGAGTTTGCCAGCCGTAACCAGAAAGCAATGTCTGTTGTGAAGGCCGCGTCTGAATCTGCCGGACGTGGTCTGGATATGCTTGGAAGCCGCTACACCGCGATGATTGCGGGTATAGGCAGCAGTTTAACTGTCAAACAAGTTGCGGATTTTGATGCCCAAATGCGCAGGATGGGAACTGATGCCCAACTGAGCGTAAAAGAAGTGGATGAATTGCGAACACAAATCAGGGATGTTTCTAACATGGCTGATATTCGCATTGAATCCTCTGTTCTTGGTCAGGGCGTGGGTGAGCTATTAGGTAAAACTGGTGATTACGAATTTACCCAAAAAAACCTGCGTAATATGGGGTTACTCATGCAGGCTTTTGGTGTTGATGGTCAGACCGCTGCTGGCCTTTTAGCACAGTTCTGGGAAAAAGGAATTCGCGGTTCAGACGAGGTTAGTAAAACACTGGACAATCTTTATGCCCAGTTTGCTGTCGGTTCCGTAAGTGTTGCTGACGTAGCAAAAGTGGCACCTAAATTGTTCTCAACTATTGCAGATCAAGGTCCGGTTGCTATTGCCCAAATGGGCGCATTTCTCCAGATTTTCGCAAAAAACAAAGGAAGTGCAGAGGAAACTACAACCAGTATTCAGGCCATGTATGCAGCGCTATCAAACAAAAAAAACATCGATTTTCTAAGGACAAACGGAATTGATGTTTTTAAAAAGGGGACAAGAGAGTTAAAGCTACCGTTTGAACTGATGCAGGAAATTATCAAACGTGCAAAAAGTGATCCTATAAAACTCCAGGACGTATTTGATCAAACAGGTATGCAAGGGATTACAGCTCTGTTGCGACCTGAGAATATTCGAATGATGGAGGAGATGATATACGGCACTGTCGAGCTAGGATCTACTCAAAAGGCAGCGCAACGAAATGCTGAAGGTTTTAACTCAGCAATGCAATCTCTTAACAATGAATGGCAGCGCTTTGCTGAAAATGAACTCGCTGAACCTATTCAAAATTTAGCCGATGCGCTGAATTCTGTTGATAAAGAAACTGCTCAAAACTGGCTCAATGTCGGTAAACAAATTGCCATTGTAACTGCCGGAGTAATCGCGGCACGCAAAGCCTTTCAAATAGGTAAAGGTACATGGGATTTTCTTAAGCCAGAAAAAGGCGGAAAAGGTATCCCTAAAGGCGTCTCCGATGTTTTTGGTTCCGGAGTTATGCCCGTTTATGTTGTGAACATGGGCAAAGGTGGGATGGGTGGTCCTGGTGATTTAATCCCCGATGGACCTGATGGAAAAAATCCCCGGAAACCTAATAGCCCCAGACGTCCTGGCAGCCCACAGGGAATGGTCGGTCTGACCATGCTGGCGTCAACTATTCCATACCTTTATGAAGAACCATCACTGAGCAGTGATGACAAAGCTGGCATGGTTCAGTGGGCCAAGGATCGTGCCAAACGCAAAGCAAATGAGAAACCGGTTATTGACCCACGCCCGTGGGCATCAATGACACCGGCAACGCCGTTTATCCCTGCGTCTGAAAATCCCCCGGCAGACAGGTCGCGCCCTGAAACGAATGACCATTCTTTGTTTGGTGTCATCGTTGATTTTCTGCGTGGCACCAACGCCGCAATTGAAAACAAAAACGCGTTTGATAAGCCTGTTCAGCCACCTGCATTACCCACAACCCTACAGAAAATGCAGGGTGAAATCCGCGTCATCCTTGAAGGGGGCGGTGGCCGTGTTAAAAGCGTCACCATGAACCAGCCGGGTATCAAACTTAGTGCGTCTGCTGGCGTGTCCAGCGTGGAGCAAGGCTGATGGTTGCTACCCGATGGGAAGACCTGCGCGATGCTTCGTTCCGGGGCGTCTCCTTCTATCTGGTCGATAACGAAGGCACCAGTGGCCGTCGGGCAATTCCCCGCGCCTACCCCAAAAAAGAAGTGGGCTGGACCGAAGATAACGGTGCCGTTCTGACCCAACAGCAAATCAACGGCAAGCTGATTGGAAAGAACTACCAGAGCCAACTGGAGGCACTTCTCCGCGCACTGAACACACCGGGACCCGGCGAACTTATCCATCCGTGGTTCGGCATTCAGAAGGTTCAGATTGGCAAGGTGACACACCGTCTGAGCACTGAGGAAGGCGGTATTGCTTACATCTCTTTTGAGGTATCTGAGGCGGGCGAACGCCTGTTTCCAGCACCGGCAGAAAATACCAGTCTGACGGTACTCAGCGCTGCGGATAAGGTCAAAGCTGCGCTGGCGAATGGTGATGTCTTTGCGCTGCTTGATGGTCTTGGCGAAATGGCCGATATGTGGATGGACGACATGGAGAATCTGGTGGTGGGTGTGCTGACGCT